GATATACAAAAACAAACACTTTATTAAGTCTAGAGAAGTAGATATATGGAGTGACAAGACGCACGTATATAATACAATAATATATCCTAACACTGGAGCAAATTTACCTTGCTTTGGTATGGATCTCATGGGGTTCACACAGAAGAGAGTCATCATAGTATTTGATTTTCAACACCCTACAGAGAAGTATCTCTTTGGTGTAGATGACCTACCAAAATGTACTGAGAACTATCGTTTCTTTGAACGTGGTAATCATTTCTCAGAGAACATATATGTCAGATATTGCCCGATGGATGAGGTAGATCAGCACCTCGACACATTCAAACAATACTTGACAAAATACAAAGAGATGATAGAATATAATCAACCGAAAGGGACAGACACGAACGTGTATAAGGACTTTGATACTTATATGACTCGATTGGATCCAGTGGGTCCTTACTTAGCACAAAAGTTTGGCAAGGAAAAGTCTGAAAGCCTTGTCAACGACTTTCTTTTCTGCTATAAATAGAACGTACGACTACACAGTACAATACAAACAATACGGAGAATACAATGTCTTTTGCTTCACTTAAAAAGTCAAGTTATACTGATCTGCTTTCTAAGGCAGAGTCACTAAACAAGACCGAGGTCAGAGGTGCCGACGAGCGTCTTTGGAAACCAGAAGTAGACAAAGCGGGCAATGGTTACGCAGTAATCAGATTCCTACCCGCACCCGATGGAGAAGACCTTCCATGGGCACAAGTTTGGAGTCATGCCTTCCAAGGTCCTGGTGGATGGTATATTGAGAACTCTCTCACAACTTTAGGCAAAAAAGATCCTGTTTCAGACCTAAACAGAACCTTATGGAATAGCGGTAGTGATGCCGACAAAGAGGTTGCTCGTAAGCAAAAACGTAAGTTATCTTACTACAGTAATATCTACGTCCTACAAGACCCTGCTAATCCAGAAAATGAAGGAAGAGTCTTCCTTTACAAGTATGGTAAGAAGATCTTTGATAAACTAACAGAAGCAATGCAACCTGCATTTGCTGATGAAACTCCAATCAACCCATTTGATTTCTGGAAGGGTGCTGACTTTAAAGTCAAGATCCGTAAGGTTGAAGGGTATTGGAACTACGATAAGTCCGAGTTTGCTGAACCAAGCACACTAAAAGGATTTGATGATTCTGAGTTAGAAACTCTCTGGTCACAACAGTATAGTCTAACTGACTTTACTGCTCCTGATAAGTTCAAAACTTTTGAAGAGTTAGAGACTAGATTGAATCAGGTGTTAAACTCAGCACCAACACCTCCTCGTCAAACAGAGATAGAGGATTTAGAAGACCTAAGTGAAGGTCGCTATAAAACTGTAGCAGCAGAATCTGCTCCTACATTTAAGTCAGCACCGACTCCTGCTCCCGCAGAAGAAGATGATGCCTTATCTTATTTCGCCAAACTTGCTAACGAATAACTATGAAGATTTTCATTGACTCCGCTGACGTATGGGCAATACGAGAAGCATACGAGACAGGTCTTATTGATGGTGTAACAACCAACCCTACCCTTATTATGAAGAGTGGTAAACACCCAGAAAAGGTGTACCAAAAACTCAAAGACATGGGAATCAATGATATCTCTATGGAAGTCGTGGGCAATGCTGAAACTATGATCAATGAAGGTCGTAGATTGAAAGCAAAGTTCGGTGAATGTGCTACAATCAAGGTTCCGTGTACACCAGACGGACTCCTTGCTTGTCACACTTTATCTAAAGAATTAATTAGAGTAAACGTAACCTTAATATTCAGCACAGCACAAGCAATCCTAGCTGCTAAAGCAGGGGCAACTTATGTCTCACCTTTCGTTGGTAGATTAGAAGATAACTCTCACTCAGGTGTAGAAGTTGTTCGTTCTATAGTTGATATCTACAAGAAGCACAACATCTATACTGAAGTGTTAGCAGCATCTATTCGTGACGTTGCTAAGGTTACACTCGCATTCTGGAATGGTGCTCATATTTGTACCATACCACCAAAAGTATTCAACAAGATGTACGATCATGTGTTAACAGACGCAGGATTAAAAATCTTCGATGAAGACCACAAAACCACCTTCTCTTCTACTGATGAAAGAGTTGGTGGCGATTTAGATGCTATTGATGGTATGGAATATAATTTTGTAGACGATGGATTTACTTACACCATCGACACACCTGAGACACAGGGACTTGTCGATTTCGGTGACATAGATACAGGTACAGGATTCATCCCCTAATCTATTTTAATTTCAGATTTATTCTGACCAATAACTAACGACCCACCTTTATGAAGGGATGCTGTATATAAATCAGCAAATTCTTTTATATAGATGGGTTTTATTAATTTAATTTTTTCTTTCTCAGCATTCAATCTCTCTTCATACTGATAGTATGTCACAGGTGATACTGGATTTACAGTTACACCCGCAGACGCAGTTCCATCATAATATGTGACCTGATAGTTACTTGGAACTCTAAGTCCTGCCTTTACAATTTTACGATTCAAAGCATCAGTAACCTCCGTTGTCTCATACATCATGATGGCAGCGGGGTTTTCATATTTTGTGTACACATAGTCTCTCAAAGCATCAGATGTACGTGGCCATTGTTCATGGTAGTTAGTGATGTTATTCACTATCATGATAGTCCAACCTAAGTCTGCCTGTTTATAATAGTTAAATGCTATTGATTCTGGTGTGTCACCAGTTTTTATGAAGACATCATCAAAGATAACAACAGAGGCTAAGTAATCGTCTCTTATATTGTTTCTTCTCCATAGATTCTTGGCACGATAATACTTAGGATCTAAAAGTTGATCCGTATAGTTGTATAGTACATTGGGTGCGTTCTGAAATAAACTCATTAGAATCTACCTGTTTCTAGATCAGCAGATGTAAGTGCTGTTGTCTCAGCAAATGTACAACTGACAGTTTGTAATGGGATTTCACCACCCTTAGTAGTGATAAAATTATTTGATGGTGATGCGTTTACATTAAGATTAGTAAGAGCACACATCTTAGAACGTGGCATCATTGGATGTGGTTGACCACCATCAACAACAGCACCAAATTCATCTATAGCACCGAACCATGGTTCCAGTTTGAATAGATCTGGGAAACCTAGTACACCACCAGTTCCTTTAGCGTTAGCAACAGGATGCATACCAGTTTTAAATCCATTGATTATCTTATCAATATTTTCTGCTTCCTCAGCATCACGAGCAAAGAACTCGAATGATAATGAGAAGGATCTCATTTCCATTTTACTGAACATCATGATGGCGTTCTCATTAGGTGCTAATCCTGCTAGTCCTAAGAAGTTTGCTGGCTGTGTGATGTCACTGTTTACACCAAGTGGATCTGTTGCTCCCTTAAATGCTTTACCAAGAGATTTAGATATATCCATACCCGCTTGATCATTCAATCCATCTGTAAAGTTAGATCCAATCTGACCGAGTGCGTCAGTCACACCCGCAATAGTACCTGTAGCAAGCATCTGACCGATAGCCCCAGTAGGGTCATCAAGAACTCTTGCCATGGTTCCTAACTTGAATGTGTTTCCCCATGATGCACCATATGAATATTGAAACTCATTAGGCATGGGTAGACGATATATTGTAGGGACTGTATCCGCAGTCTCATATGATTCATTCTTTATGTCAGCTAACTCGTTAGCATTTTCAATGACAGTTCCGTCCTGTAGTGTGATAGGACCGTCTCTGAATAGATGCTCATACTCACCTTTTGCTATTTTTGCTAATACTTGTTTTCTTCTCTTCTCTGCATTCTTTACACCAGCTCTACCTTTTCCTTTACCTATATCAGACAACGCAAGTGCTTGTAGTTCATTGTTGAGTGCTTCCATTCTTTGATCGCCCTCAGTAGTTCCACCGTCTGTACCTCCATAGAGGAACTCATTACCTTTTCTTACAACGTCAGTTACACCACCAATATTACCTAGTCCTGTCTGAGCATCGTTCTGACCTGATTCTCTCGCAGCTTTTAATCCTTCATTATACTGATACCTAGTGATCTTAAAATAAGATGCAAGAGGGATATCAGTCAAACCTTTAGGGTAGGTTCGATCATCGCCATATAATACTCTATTTCCAGCCATTATCTATTTGTATGGAATTGTTCTAGTGGTAGTTGACTCATTGCCTGCATATCCTCCTCTGGTATCTCGAAGAATAAGTTGTCGGCATTCTTAGGTATGTAGTAACGAAGTGTCTCCATAGGAGCTTCTTCTTTATTTAGTGACCCAAGACGAGCTTTTGGTCTAAGGAAGTGAATGTTCATACCTAACAGTCTATCATTCTTAATTTCCATGAGTTTTATTAGTGGGTACTCATCCCATTTCTTTATACTATCTCTGTATTTGGGATCATATTCAAAGAAATACCACTTACCTACCTCTGGTTGTTCTGTGGCATTGTCGTAGAGTGCTTCAAATATTTTTTCTCTTAGTTGGGGTTTACTTACTTTGCTTCCTCTTAGACTTTGGAGCAGAGTAGTTAATTCTGAGCTCTCGCTCTGTGATGAGTCGGAAGTTGATTCCTCTGTCATCGCAGTATTCCTGAGCTGCCCTCCACTTTGCATGGTTTTTAGCATAGGTCATGACCTCCGTGATGTACCGTTTGGTTTGACGTTTCTGGGGTTTAGGTTCTTGTGTTTGCTTCAGAGGTTTGACCTCTACCAGATATTGCTTAGTTCCTGTTGGTTCCTTGATCTTCACCCAGAAGTCTGGGAAGTATCTATGCACCTTATTATCTGTAGGACATTTGTATGGTATTACTATCTCCTCAGATG